GCGCACCTCCACCCGGGGTGAATTTCTCATCGAACCGTGTTTTCAATTTGCGCAAAGCGCAAGCAAAGGACTAACTTAATGACTGATACAGACGAAGATTTTTTCAGCGCGTACAAGGAGCACGTTGCCAGCGTGTGCCATGAAGTGAACCGTGCGTACTGTGAAGCCCTAGGCGACCACAGCCAACCTGCGTGGGATGACGCACCCGACTGGCAAAAGCGCAGCGCCTTAGCAGGTGTTGACTTGCACTTGTTCAACGACGTGGGCCCAGAGCGCAGCCATGAAAACTGGATGGCGCAAAAGCTCGCTGAAGGCTGGGTGTATGGTGAGATTAAATCTCCCGCACTGAAGACCCACCCGTGCATTACCCCGTTCGAGTTGCTGCCTAAAGAACAGCAAGCCAAAGACTTTATTTTCCGCGCAGTGGTTCACGCCATGCGTCCCCCCAAAGCTCAACCACAGGAGTAACCTATGAGCAATATCGCAACCGTCCCAGCACACATCGCAGCACGTATCGCTGCCCGTCAACAAGCAGGCACTAAGTCTGCAGTCGCCTCGGCCATCGTCTCTGACGGCCCAAGCATCCCGCGCATCAGCATCCGTGCTGGTCGCTATCGCTTGAACGAAGACGGCGTTGAAACCACAGTTGGCGTCACCCTCGACACCATCATCGTTGGTGCCAACCCCCGCGTGTCCAAGGTGTTCTACGCCAAGGCGTTCGACGCATCTGCTGAAAACATCCGCCCTGACTGCTGGTCGAATGATGGCCTGAAGCCTGACGCATCTGTGACTGCACCAGTTCACACTGGCTGTGCTGATTGCCCGAACAACGTGCTCGGCTCCAAGATTCTGCCCTCCGGTGCAAAGTCGAAGATGTGTGCTGACCAGCGTCACCTCGCTGTTGTAGCCGCTGCTGACCCCACCAAGGTCTACAGCTTGACCGTTCCTGTCAGTGGCATGAAAGCCCTGCGTGAATACTTCAAAGAGCTCGGCAACTACGGCATTGGCCCAGAAGAGGCAGTGACTGAGTTGGGTTTCGACGACCAAGCCAGCTTCCCCAAGATCACGTTCAAGCAAAAAGGCTATGTGCCCGAGAAAGCCATTGCCCGCGTTGACGCTCTGATTGACAGCGACCCAGTGAAAGTGGCCACTCGCCAACTGGCACCTACGTCTGCTGGCCCAGCCCTCGCAGCCCCCGCTGCAAAGGCCGCAATCGCAGCACCAGCCAAGCCCGCCGTGGACGATGCCTATGAGGAAGAAACAGCAGGTAACTCCACAGCTGAAGCTGAAGTGATTCAGCCCAAGGCTGTGGCTGCCAAGCCAACCGTTGCCCCTGTAAAAGCATCGGATGAATTGGCTGCGAAACTCGACTCACTGTTCGACGAGTAATAGAATCTCGGAACGGCTCCCCCGACTTCGGTCGGGGGTTTTTCATCTAGGGGCACGGACTTGGACACAAAAAACTTTCTTACTCGCATATTTGCCCAGACCGACGAATTGGTCATCTGCACGCACAAGCCAGACACATCAGGGCAAAACCCTCGTGGCATTTTCTGGAATCGCGGCTCATTCGCCAACATCGACGACGCTGTCAATGCAATCTCAAAGTGGGACGCTGAACCCACAACAACCGTTTACTACGGCGTTGGCGCTTTCGCTGGCCACGCTTTCACTGACTCCAATGGCCGACAGAAGTGGTCTAGAAAACAAGAGCAGGCCACATGGTTCAAGGCTCTCGCTCTCGACCTAGACATCGGTGCAGACAAGCCCTACGCAACCCAGAAAGAGGGTTGGACTGTGATGGCAGCTGCGCTCAAGACAATCGGTATGCCAGCACCCATGGTGGTGTCATCAGGCAACGGCATCCACTGCTACTGGCCCCTCACCGCAGCCATCAAGAGTGCTGACTGGGTGAAGCTCTCAACAGCCCTTCGACTGGCGCTTGAAGAGCACGGTGTGCAGATTGACACCAGCAAGATTCACGACCCATCCATGGTGCTGCGCCCAGTGGGCACACACCACAAAAAGCAACAGCCGTGGAAGCCAGTTGAGTGCAAGCGTGACTGCCCAGACTACAACCCCCGCGACCTAGTGCCCATCCTGTCACAGTGGATTGGCAAGGCAACACAGATGACCCGCCCAGCCGCCGCGCGTACTGGCAAGAAGTCGTCCATCATGGACGCAGTGCTGAACTCCAACGACGTGCTCATTGACGCTGTGGCCATGCGCTGCAACCAAGTGCATGCGTTGATTGAATCCGGTGGACAGCTCGACGCAGCTGGCCGCCCAGTAGAAGAACCGTTGTGGCGTGCATCCCTTGGCTTGGCCAAGCATGCAACAGATGTGGCAGATGCCGTCATCAAGATTGCTGGTGGGCACCCCGACTTCGACCTCGATACGAGCTTGGCCAAGATTGATGGCTGGCGCGGTACAGGCCCAACAACATGCGCTCGCTTCGAGCAGTTCTGTGCATCAGGTTGCGAAGGCTGCCCACACAAGGGCAAGATTACCAGCCCAGCACAGCTGTCTGTGGTGACTGAAACCAAGGTCGAGACCCCAGCGGGCGAGACCAAAGAGTTCAAGCTGCCCAAGGGCTACGTGGTGAACAACAACCAAGTGTTCCGCGAAATCAAGACCGAAGTGACCACCACCGATGCCAATGGCAACGACGTGGCGCAAGAGGTCACTGAGTTCGATTTGGTCAGCCCATACGAGATGCACATCACTGGGATGTATAACGACCCAGAGAGCCGCAAGTCAGCGTTCAAGTTGATTGTGAAATACCCGATGACGGGCTGGAAAGAGGAAGAGCACGAGATGGCAGTGCTGGCCACAGTGGGCAAGGAATTTACGACGTTCCTGCTCAACCGCCAGATTTACATGAAGCACACAGGGCAGTACGAAAAGGTTAGGAGCTTCTTGATGGATTACTTGACGATGGTGCAACAGCAAGCCCCCACGGGTCTCGACTACGTGGCGTTTGGCTGGCAAGAAGATGGCTCGTTCATGTGCGGAGCCTCAGTGCTTGGCCATGAGCACGGCGTATCTGACTTGCGCTTGCGTGGCCCAGCGGCAGACTTCAAGGACAAGATTGCCCCACACGGTGACCGTGATGAGTGGGTGCGTGGCATGGCCATGCTCGACCGTCCCGGCACTGACACGCTGCGCTCTGCGGTATTGTTGGCCACGGCTGGCATCATCGGCAACGCTGCGGGCAACGCCACATGCGTGGTGTCCATCTACTCACCCGAGACGACGACTGGCAAGACGCTGGCGCTCATCGCCGCGAACAGCTTGATTGGCAACCCCAAAGAGCTGTTCTTGAGCCAGACCGACACGTCCAATGCCATGTATAAGATTCGTGGCGTGCTGAACCACCTGCCTTGCACGATTGACGAGCTGACCACTGCGGACGACTCCAACATCGCTGACATGGCTTACATCCTGAGCCAAGGCCGTGAGAAGAACGCCATGACCAAAGAGCGTGAGCTGCGTAAGCCCGCGACATGGGCTGGCCCAACACTCGTGACCACCAACATCTCACTGCACCAGAAGTTCGAGGGCGCACAGGCTGGCAATGACCCGCTGAAGGCCCGCTGCTTGGAGCTGCCACAGCATGACCGCACATTCGTTGAGACCCGTGCAGATGGCAAGAGCGATGGCTACGACTTCTTTGACATCATGGCCAAGAACAACGGCTGGGCTTTCCCAGAGTTGGTTGAGGTGGTGATTGCACGTGGTGGCGCTGAGGAAGTGTGGAAGTTGGCCGAGGCTTCGTTCGTCAAGACCTTCGGGTTCCTGTTCGAGCCGCAAGAGCGCTTCTACCGCACAGCCATCATCTCTGCATGGGGCATGGGCCGTATTGGCCAAGCCTTGGGTCTGTTCCCGTTCGACATCAAGGCCACCATCCAGTACCTGATTGAGCGCGTGAAGGCCACCCGCCAGCTAGCCGAAGACAACAAGGTTGACGTGTTCGACACCATCGGCCAGTTCTTGGCAGAGCACAACGACCAGCTGGTTGAGTGCAAAGAGAAGTACGGCAGCGGTGTGGAGCAGGTTGTCCTGCCAGCACCAGAGCGTGCAGTGGCACGGGTCAAAATCGTGTATGACGCGACAACACCCATCATGCCCGGCAGTTGCGTGTCCATCAGTGCAGAGCGTCTGCGTTCATGGCTCAAGCACAAGAACGATGGCCTCGACCGCATTGAGCGGGCACTGGATGTCGAGGGTGCGTTGCTCAAGCGCCGCGAGCGCATCACGCTGTTTAAGGGCT